GCGAAAAGCTCAACTATACGGAGGACTGGAGCGCCGTCCTTGGCAGCGCAACCATCAGCACGTCAACGTGGGCCATCTCCCCGACTGGCCCAACGTTGAGCGGTCCGACAAATACCACCACCAGCGCCACGACCTTTATCATCGGCTGCACGCGCGGCGAGATCTACCGCCTGACCAACACTATCACCACGTCGGCGGGCACCACCGAGCAGCGGTCTATTACCTTGAGGTGCGAGTACGCATGAGCCTGACCCTGGTGACCGCCCCGGCACAGGAGCCGGTGTCTCTATCTGTAGCAAAAAAACATCTTCGGGTAGATCACGCTGACGAGGACGCCCTGATTGCCGGGTATATCGCCGTGGCCCGACACCAGGCGGAAACAGCCACCTGGCGGGCGCTGCTTACCCAGACCTGGGACTTAAAGTTAGACCACTTCCCGGTGTTGCGCGATTACTTCGACGGCTGCTCAAAAATCAACCTCCCTAAGGCCCGTTGCCAGTCGGTGACGTATATCCACTACGTCGATACGGCGGGCGACACTCAGACGCTGGCCACCACCGAGTACACCGCCGACACTGGCAGCGAGCCGGCGCGGATCGTGCCCGCCTACGGCAAGTCCTGGCCCAGCACGCGCGGCGTCATCAACGCCGTCACTGTGCGGTTTGTGGCGGGCTACGGCGACGACCCCTCCGATGTGCCCGAGCCAATCAGACAAGCGATGCTCTTGATGGTGGGGCACCTGTACGAGCGCCGAGAAGCAACGATAGTAGGCCAGCAGGTGTACGACGTTCCGATGGGTTGGGATGCCCTGCTGGCGCCCTACCGAGTGTGGGGGTTTTAGATGCGAGGCGGAGAGCTTGACCGGCGCATCGTTATCCAGACGGTGACGGAGACGCAGGACGGCTACGGCGGCCTCGTGGAGGCTTGGAGCACGTTCGCCGAAGTCTGGGCGCGGAAAATGGAGCAGTCTTCCAAGGAGTTCTTTGCCTCCGCGCAGGAAAACGCCGAGCAGCTTGTTGTCTTCCGCACCCGCTGGCTGTCTGGCGTCACGACCAAGATGCGCGTGCTCTACGACGGCCAACTCTACGATATCGAAGGCTGGAAGGAATTGGGCCGCCGAGAGGGTTTAGAGCTTCAGACGAGGGCGAAAGTCCAATGACCACGCTCAAACTGGAGTTTGAAGGTCTGGGGAAAATTAAGCACATCCTGGATAAGCTCCCTGATGCTGTAGCCAAGAAGGTTGTCCGAAAGGCGTTAACGGCTGGCGGGCAGATCGTTCTTGACGCGATGAAAGAAAAAGTCCCGGTCAAGACCGGCAACCTACGCGATTCGCTGGCCATGAAGGTTCTGGACAAAAGCGAATTCGCAAAAACCGTCCTAATCGGGGCCAGCAAGGGCGAGACTGGGAAAGATGGCTGGTATGCCCACCTGGTGGAATTTGGCGCGTCGCCCCACGTCGTGAAGCCGCGAAAGAAGAGCGGGAAGAAGGTTTTGGCCGAAAACGGCAAGTTTTTCGGCAAGCTGGTGCAACACCCAGGAGCCACGGCCCGACCGTTTATGCGCCCCGCCTTCGATGAAACCGCCGACAAGGCGCTGGAAACCATTAAGAAGCTGCTGGGAGAGGGCGTTATCAAGGAGGCCCTGAAGCTGTCGGGCGAGATTACGCGATGACCGCCGTTGAAGAAGTCCTACGTACCCGATTGACCGGCTTCTCCGGCCTAGCTTCTCTGGTTAGCGCAAGGGTTTACCCGCTCGCCATGCCGCAGAACGTGACGTACCCCGCCATAACCTATCAGCGGGTGTCCACGGTGCGCATTTCGGCGATGGGCGGCGACACCGGCGACGTCCGTGCCCGCTTCCAGTTCGACGTTTACGGGGCCACTTACGCCAGCGTGCGGGCTGTCGCGGACCAAGCGCGCCTTGCCTTGCAGCGGTGGAACACTACCACCGGCGCGACAATCTGCGACATCTTCCTGCAGAACGATTTAGACATGCATGACAACGACCCAAGCGAAAGCACCGTGCGGCTTTTCAGGGTGATGATGGATTTTTTAGTGCTCTACGAGGAGTGACCCGTGACCGTTTACCGCGATCAAAAATGCTGGCTCGATGGCCTGAATCTCACCGGCAAGCTCAACTCAATGGCCATCCAATGCAAGATCAACGCCAACGACACCACGGTGTTCGGCAACACCACGCGGACGAACGGAGCCGGGCTTTTTGAAAATACTGCCAGCGTGGCCGGCTTCTACGATCCGACCTACGACGCCAGCCTCAACACCTACCTGGGCGTGGCGGATAAGCCGTTCAGCTTCAGCAGCACTGGCACGGCGGGCGCGGTGGCCTACAGTTTCAAGGCTCTGCAAGGTAGCTACACCCCCATGCAAGGCTCTGTCGGCGACGAGCACGGATTCAGCGCCGAAGCGATGGGCTCCGGGCGGCTGATACGCGGCACGCTGGCCATCAACGGGTCGGCCCTTACCTCTAGCGGCAACGGCAGCGGCTACCAGTTGGGTACGATTAGCTCTACCCAAAAGCTTTACGCCGTCCTGCACGTCACCGCCGCCAGCGGCACCAGCCCCACGCTGGACGCCATTATCCAGTCGGACAACAACTCCGGTTTTACCACCCCGTTGACCCGCGTGACGTTTACGCAAAAAACCGCTATCGGCTCGCAGTGGTCCGAGGTTTCCGGCGCAATTACGGACGATTACTGGCGAGTGAATTACACCATCGCCGGAACAAACCCCGTTTTCGACTTTATCGTAATCCTGGCCATCCTCTAACCCTGTAAAGACGGCAGTTCATCCGCTCCGCATCGCCGGGGCGCTTTGTGCTGCGCATTTAGCAAAAAGGAGCACCCGCAATGACCTGCTACCGCGACGCATACGTATCCCTCGGCGGATCGGACGTCTCCGCCTATATCAAAAGCGCTGAATTGCCGCTTGGCGTCGAGGCCCTGGACGATACCGCGATGGGCGACACCACCAAGTCCAACGCGGCAGGCTTGAAAACCTGGAGTCTCACGCTCAACGCCCACCAGTCGTTTACCGACAACGAGCTCGACGAAATCCTTTATACCCTCTACAACGCCGGGGCAGCGTTCGCCGTGGAGGTCCGGCCTACTACGTCCGCCGTCGGGGCGAGTAACCCTAAATGGACCGGGCAGGGGCTTTTGACCGAGTACACCCCGCTGACCGGCAGCGTGGGCGATCAACTGACCATCCCCGTAACGATTGTATCCGCTGGGGCGCTATCCCGCGCCACCTCTTAATTAGGAGCCCTTTACATGTCCATTCTGACGAGAGATCAAATCCTTGCCACCAAAATTCCGACCGTGGAGGTCAACGTGCCCGAGTGGGGCGGCTCCGTGCTGGTGCGCGGCCTCACCGGCCTGGAGCGCGAGCGGTATCTGGCGGCCATGGACGCCGACAAAAAATCCGACACGAACCCAACCGTGTACCTGGTGATTGCCGGCGTGGTGGATGAAGCCGGAAGTCCGGTGTTCGACTACTCCGACGCCGACTTGCTGCTGGCTAAGTCACTGAAGACGCTGCTCACCCTCTCCAACAAGGTGATTGAGCTGTCCGGGCTGTCAGCCAAGGCGGAAGAGGATCTGGAAAAAAACTCCGAACCCGCCACGACCGAAGATTCCTCTTCAGTCTAGCGCGGGAACTTGGGATGACCGTTCAACAGCTTCTTGATAACGCCACCAGTCAGGAAATTACCGAGTGGCGGATTATCGCGAAGCTGGAAAACGAGGAATGGCAGCGGCGCGAGCTAGATGCGAAGGCTGAGGCAGGCTTGAGGAAGTGATATGGTTAGCATTGCAAGCGCAAACGTCGCCCTAACCGCCGATTCTAGTAACCTGGAGGCTGGGTTAAGGCGGGCCGAGCGGGCCATCGGCAGCGTCGAGGCTCAGACTCGGATCGCCCTCTCCACCAACCAGCGGGCAGAGAGGGCGTTCTCTCAGTTAAGCCGGTCGGTTGAGCAGGAGAGGGCGTCCCTTCAGGGTCTTGTTACCGCCCGTAGAGCCGGGGAAAAGGCATACCAGCAGGAATTGAACGCACAACGGGCGCTACAGCAAGTGCGCCGCACTGGCGTTCCACTGGTAAGTCAAGAGGCTGCTGCATTGCAGCAAGCCATTCTGGCCAACCAGCGGATGGCGGTTAGCCTGGGGGAGATAGGAGAAGCAGCAGATGGCGCACACCCCCCACTTCAAAAGTTAGCGGCCATTGCGGCGGTCGTGGCTGCCGCCGCCGGGGCCAAGCAGTTGCTGGACACCGCCGATAGTTACAATCAGCTTGCGTCTCAAGTAAAGCTGGCGACCGAGGCGACGGGTGATTTTACAAAAGTACAAGCTGGAATCTCGGATATTGCCACCAAAACCGGCACATCCTTAGAGGCCAACGTACAGCTATTCCAGCGACTCTCCGCCAGCGCGAAAGACCTCGGCAAGACCAATGAGGATGTCCTAAAGCTGGTCAAGGCTGTGGATCAGTTGTCTGCAATGAGCGGTAGCGGCGGGGCCGCTCAAGAAGGCGCATTGCTCCAGTTCGCCCAGGCGATGGGTGCAGGGGTTGTCCGGGCGGAAGAATTCAACTCCATCTTAGAAGGGATGCCGGAGCTCGCTCGCAAAATAGCCGAAGGCATGGGTGTTTCTGTCGGCCAACTCCGGCAGATGGTGATAGACGGAAAGCTTCTGTCAAAGGACGTTTTCAACGTTTTGCTGGGGCAAACTGAACGGATTAACGCCGATTTTCAGAAGATGACCCGGACCGTAGGGCTTGCATCTGGCGGGTTTAGCACGGCGTTTACGGAATTTATTGCCGAAGCAGAC